GGTATCAATACCCACGTGTTACTTCACGAGATGGGCCACGTTGTTACGGCTGAAGCTCTGAGTAAACCTTCGCACCCCGCTACCAAAAAGTTACAGGCTATATTCAAAGAGGTAACCCCACGCCTAGGTACCGCTAGAGGCGCAGCTAACCTAGACGAGTTTGTAGCAGAGGTACAAGGTAACGTAGAGTTCCGCCAAGAGTTAGCTACGATCCACCTGAAGGGTAACCCTGCTAGTGTGTTGCAGCAGGTGAACAACATCCTTGCTAACATCTGGCGTAGACTCATGGGCAAACCTACCAAGTCATTGGAGTCAGATATATCCGCACTACAAGCGGCTGACAACATTATCTACGGCATCATGTCTCCTGCGCCTGACTCTAGGTATGCAGGTGAGCTTCTCCACGCCTCAGTCTCTACGGTAGTAGACAACCAGAACGCGTTACAGAGAGGAGTAAATAGTGCGGGGGGCTCACAGAACTGGGTACTTAACGGATTCTCTAACTTCCTACCGTGGGCCAGCAATAAGGCCAAGACTATGCTTATGAGTGTCATGGACATGGATACTATGGTAGATGTATCTAACTACGAAGGGTACCAAGTAGGGTACACCGTACCGAGTGGCAAAACTGTAGTGCAGTCTTTCCCTACTAAGAAAGAGCGTAATGCTAGGGTAGCTGAGATAAAGGCCAACCCTTCCATTGATACTAACAGTATAAGAATCCCGAACCGTATGCTTGAACAAGAAGCTATGCAGGTTGAAGGGGTTAGCGAAATACGTACACTCCTCAATGAGCAGAACGGCTCGCTGAACAAAGCCAATCAAGATGCTAAGTTCGAGCTGAATAAGTTATACGAGTGGCAGAAGGGCGCCACTGATGCGCAGGTCAAGGCGCTGTCCGATATGACGCAATCTACTATAGACAAGGTTGACCCTAACGAGTCAGTAGATGTATACAGTAAGTGGGAGATGAAGTACCGTGTTGGTAACGATATGGAATCCCGCCTGTTCGACAGTAAAGACGTGCGCGATGCTGCGATAAAACAATACAACGCAGCTAACCCAGAGTATAAAGCTAGGAAGGGCCGTGAACCTAACCCCGATAAGGTTAAGGCGTGGAAAGAAATGCAGCCTGCATGGAAGGCGCTAGGCAAAGATGGACGTGCTATATACAACCACATAGTAAATGTGTACAAAGTTAAGCACAGAGAATTGTATGATGTAGCGGTAAACAACTACGACAACATGGATGGGCTAAATGACGACACACGTAAAACTCTGAAAGATGAGCTGTTCGAGCGTATGTATGGTGAGGAAGGTATTACTCCGTATTTGCCTCTGGTGCGTAAAGGCGATCACTGGCTACGTTATGACATACCAAGCCCTGAAAACCCAAAGACACGTATAGAAGTAGTAGAAGCATTCGGCAGTATTAGAGAGCGTGATGCTGCTAAAGCGGATGTTGTAAACAACTCTCCCGATGGATTTGACCCTAAGATAAACGAGTTCAACCAACTTACTCCTGCATCATTCGACAGAGCGCCTCCAGCCTCCTTCGTTAAAAAGACTATGGATGCTATCAACGAGTCCGATGCTAGTGGGGCAGACAAGTCTGCATTGCAGACCCAGATAATGCGTGTGTACATCCAGACCCTCCCAGAAACTTCGGCGGCTAGGTCTAGGCTGAAGCGTAAAGGCACCGAGGGTTTCATAAAGAACCCCATCACTGCTATGGAAGAGAGACTGTACGCTATAACTAGAGAGACAGCTAAGATGGCTAGTACTCGTAAGTTGTTGCAGGCAGCGGGTAAGATGCGAGATACGTATTCGGGTAGTAAGGATAGTCCCGTTACAAAGAACCAACAGTTAATAGTTAATGAAGTACTAGACAGAGTAAACTTCGCGGTTAATCCTCCGGCAGATGCTGTTGCTCGTACCCTCAACAGGGTGGCATTCAACTTTACTATCGGATTTAACGCATCGTCTGCGCTTGTCAACACGTCTCAGATTCCTTTGTTTGTGTATCCTCAGTTTGCAGGTATCTATGGGTACAGGGCTACCCTAGGTGCGATAGGCCGAGCTACTAGATTATTCTTCGGTAGCGGCAACGTAAACCAAAGAAAGCTCATGGCAGAACTAGACGGTGAATCCTACGGAGAGACTAAAAGTTTTGCGGGACAGAACGTACAAAACTATTACAAAATAGATGACGATGGTAATTACCAAGTACGTGACGACCTGCCTAACCTAGATGTTGTAGTGAACAAGAAGACAGGACAGACCCGTAGAGAGTATCTACAAGATAAAGCCGTGGTAGTTAAGATCGCCGCCGCTCAGGGACAGCTAGATAACTCGATGATACAGGACGAACAAGGGCTATCCTTCGTAGAAGACCCTAAGAGCCTAATAGAAAAAGGACAACGAGTATCCGCGTTCATGTTCCACAAAGCGGAGGTTATGACTCGTCAGATAACTCTCTTAGCTGCATACGACCTAGAGATGCAGCGTATGTCGGGAGAGAGTAAAGCACCTAGAACTAAGACAGAGGAAGGTTTCGAGAGCGAGCAAATGAAGTCTGAGGCTTCTGAGAAAGCTCTAGCCCTAACCCAGAAAGTAAACGGTGGTGCGTCACTAGAGACTGGTATGCGTCTATCTAGGCAAGGTTTCTTCCGAGTATCTTTGATGTATAAGAGCTTCGGCGCACGTATGTACTCTACGATGGCTATTAACGCGTTACAGATTGCACGTAACATTGCTCCCGGGAACGACGCCGACTCTAGGTTCAAGCGTAACGCAGCTATCCGACAGATCGTAGGTACGTTCGGCTCTTCTGTGTTCTTTGCCGGCATCAAGGGTATGCCTATCTTCGGTGCGGTTGCGATGTTCTACAACCTAGCTAAAGATGACGACGAAGAAGATTTTGAAACCATCGTGCAGAAGAACCTGAGCCAAGGTTGGTATAAGGGGTGGATGACAGAGCAGTTGGGGGTAGATGTATCCAACCGTATTGGACTTAGTAATCTAATACTACAGACTAATAGATACAACCAAGACGCGTCTCTAGAAGAAAGTATATTCCACTATGTTGGCGGCCCTGCATTCGGTGTAGTTAAGAACGTATACCGTGGGTACGAAGATATTGTAGAGAAAGGTAACTTAGAACGTGGTATAGAAACGATGCTGCCGGCATCTCTAAAGAATATGTATAAGTCAGTGATACGTTACCCTAGAGATGAGGGCGCACTTACCCGTAGAGGAGACTTTATATGGAGTGACCCAAGCGGTAGCGAACTAGCGGCACAGTTCTTTGGCTTCTCTCCTGCGGAGTACACCTTCATCCAAGAGAAAGAGAATCAGAAGAAGCGTATCGAGAGCGCGGCTAAGCAGCGCCGTAGTAAGTTACTGAAGCGTAGGGCGCAGGCTGAACGTAACGGAGACTTTGTAGAGTACTCCAACATCATAGCCGATATTATGGAGTTCAATGGAGACTACCCTACGGCAGCAATCACCGGAGATACTATAGCCCGATCCAGACGTGCGTACGGGAAAGCTACTGCGGAAACTATTAACGGGGTTAGATACTCTAAGATGTTCCGAAGTGTGATCCAAGAATTTGAATCAGAGTACCATCAGAGTTACTACGAATAAAAAATACCCCCCGCCTGTCTCGGAAACAGGTTAGGGGGGCAAAAGGGGGAACTAGCGTTTATTAGCGTGTACGCCAGACACGTATACCGAGTAAGCCATTCTCCGTGCATACTCTGGATTCTGTACTAAACTTCTTAGAGTTGGTTATCTTCTTTAACTGCTCTCTAGCTTTCTTGGTGTTGATGCACGGCACAAAGAATGATGTACCTACTGTAAACCTATCCCAGTTTATTACCACACGTAATCCATCTGGGTCTATGTCATGCACCATTAACATATTATAGGTCTACGTTTATCTTCGAGCAGTCCACGGATAGCACTGTGGATGGGGGTAGCTGTGTCGGCGTGCCCTTAGTAAGACGCATCTTGATAGTCTTACCCTCAAACTTATCCTTCAAGTCCTGCACGAACGAGCCATAGTTTATCTGCTGTCTACCGCACCATGCCTTGAGGGGCTTAGGGATTAGGTACACACGCTTGATGTCTGTCTCGTACCTACCCACCAAACGAATCTTAGGGTCTAGCTCAGGTATAACTAAGCTGTCTAGTCCGTTGTCGTTTTGCTTACGTAGGTCATCGGTGCTTTTGATCTTGAGTATGCTACCCCAGTTCTCGTGGATGTAATCATTAAGTGTATCTGTTACAGAACTATTCATATCATTAACTCCATTCTTATTTTCTTTAAGTAGTCTGACAACATAGGCCATCAGTTTTTTGGTATCGTAATCAATCAGTCCTAACTTGTTAGCTATAATAACTCCAGTAACTGTAGCCGCCGCCCCTGCTGACCAGAATCGGTTCTCTGCGGTTAGCCCTGCGGCAGTGTCAATACGTTGCTGTACGTTAGCTAGTAGCGCCTTAACCTGATCAACGTTCCTCATTATGTAACGTATGTATATAGGGCCGGCATGTCCGTACACTGTGGTAGCTCTCTTCGCGTGCTCGTCCGTCAGTGCCTTAGAGTCAGAATCAGTAAACAGCTTGACCGCTTTAGTCTCCATCATGCGTTGGGCTTCCGCTTTCGGCATGTTCTTTACCATGCTTACCCGCTCAATGATACTAGTGTTGCCTGTACTAACCGCCAGTAGACTCCATGGCTTACCACGTGCGCGCTCTGCGTTACTGCCTCCCGACATACGATTACGTTGCTTACCACTAGAGATTTGGTAGATGAGGTTAGACAGGTCTTCCCCCTTAGCATTGGTCATCTCATCGAGGTATAGAGGTAGGTTATGGTACACCTCGCCACGGTTCATACGTGACGCTTGTGAGTCATTCTCTGACAGCACCATACCTTCTGGCTCTGCCCATACTGATGCCCCCACGAACATAGCTGTAGTCTTACCCACACCAGAGTCCTTACTGTGGATGTGGAACCCTGCACAAGCGATGGGGGAGAACTCCATGAGAGGAGACCCAAACGCTGTACCTACTATGTACTGGTGCATCTCAAAGCCATCTTTGTTATAGAAGTTAGCCATGCTCTTCCACTCATCTAACGTCCCCTTTGGCTCGAACAGGTGCATCAGTCCGACAGTGGTCGTAGAGGGAGGGTTGAACTTAGTCTCTGTTGCGGTCAGTTCTTGGTTGCCTAGTACAAACGCATCGTAGTTATCGTCTGTCCAACCAAACTGTCTACGGGCGGCATCGGCTGTACTGTTAGCCTGTAGCTCATTAACCCATGTGGTAGTGTAATTCATAAGGTCATCCATCTTAGTTACAGCTACACCTTGCATTGCCATCTGCTTACGGAACTCTTCACGAGATGTAACTGAGGTTAGGGGTACAGTGAACTCACGTACACCATCACGAGGGAGGTGTAAACGCATTACCACAGCCTCTCCTATCTCCTCATCTAGGATACGTTTCACTACGTACAAGTCGTTGTGGTATATAGGGGTCTCGTCCATATCCCCATCTTCATTACGACTGCGTATATACACACCACCGTTCTGTCCTCGGAAGTATGGCTTAGGGTATTCAGGTATGGTGTACGTACTGGTTGGGCTGTTAGGTAAGTGTAGAGCCGGAGCTTCTACCACGTTATCCGATGGCGCGGCGCGGAGTACTTTGTTACCTAGTGTGATAGGGGATTTAACTTTCCCCCAGTTTGGGCAGTCGCCACATACATCAGGGTTGAACTCATCAAAAGACGTACATAGGTATGGCCCTTTAATACCATCCATCTTAGCCGCAGTGTCTTCTGGGTTATACCCTTCGTGATTCTTGGATATGTTACGTGCCGCTGATTCTGAATCCGAACAGAACTTGGCTATGGATAACCCTGCACGCCACATAGGTTCGCTACAGTTCTCTTGGTCTTTCCATATAGTCTTTAACTGCTCACACCCTCTACCTTCCATAGTCTTAACTATGATGTCTTTAAAGGAGGATTCGGTGTTACCCATAAGGGTCTGCATCACTGCGTTAGCTCCGCCACTAGCACGTGTTGGTGCGAGTATCACAGGGCCACCAACTAACTCAGAGAACTTATCGAAGTCTATGGGGTCAGGAGTACTAGCCGCAAAGTAATCTACAGGGCAGGGTGGGTTCGTCTTATGGTTACGCGTTTTAGGTACACGTAGTACCCGTGCCGCATCTGCTGTAACCGAGGGGTCTGCAAGTAGCCCGTGTACAACACACTGCTTCTTGAGGCGCTCTGCTACCGGCAACCATTCGTCTAGAGTTACTTCGTCAGTCAGGAACCAATAAGCGTGTACGCCTCGGCCTGAGTTGACTAGCATGGGTCTTGGTAGCTTCTGAGCTACACAAAAATTGTTTAGTGCGTCGAGTGCCTCTGCTTGGTCTGGGTATTCTTTCCCTTCACCACAATCTAAATCGAGGAAGAACGACTTCAGGTGTTTCACATTATCTACTTTCCGCGAGTTTGATTCTTTAAATGTACTTAATGCAAAATAAGAATCGAAACCATCTTTGTCATACTTACGCGCCGCGTCAGCTAGATGCCCTATAGAATCATAGAACTTCTGTATCCGGCGGCTATCTGTAGTGCGACTTGCGAATAAGCAGTAATTTCCTTCGTTCCCCAACGTCTTTCTAAGAAATACTTCTACATTCATAACCTTTACCTAATTCCGAGAGTCGCCACAGCAGGGGCACCGAAGTGCCCTTTTCAGAATATATCCTAGCTGTGGGATTAGTTTACTAAGAGACTAACTTAGTCGTCCCATTCATCGACGATTGATGCAAGGTCAGCATCATCTTTTGGTGCGGGAGCCGATTTCTTTACTACCTTCTTAGGCTCAGAGACTTTCTTTGGTTCGTCCTCAAAGATGTCATCACTTACTGCTTCTTGTGGAGCAGCTTTGGGAGTTTGCACTTCAAATGGGTTTTCGTCAACCTCTAATTCAAAGCCGTCAACAACATCGAACGGTGAAGCCGCAGATTGTGGCTCTTGGTACTTGATAACCTGTACTGCTTTAAGGCGTAGTGATACACCGTTGTCACGCATGTTGTAAGGTACAAACACAACTGCGATGTTACCAACACTACCAGTGGTGAGCTTAAAGTCCTCAGGAAGTTCTTTGCTCTTGGCATCGTACTGCTTAGGTTTGGCGGTAGCATCTTTACCATACGCACCTTTAAGTACAGCTTTACCTACGTACTTACCATCATCATCTTTCTTGAATGGCATCTCTAACTTCTCAGGCCACGTCTTCTCTTTACGTTCTGCGTACGCAGTAGCCATAGCTTTGTACAGTGCCTTGGCTTGGTCTTTATCCATACGGAACTGTGTCTCATACTTCGCGCCATCTTCAAACGCATCACATGGAACGCTCTTGTTCTCAGCGTTATCGAATCGGTAGCACTGGTTTACACGTGGGTAAAGGATTTCTACGTTGCTTACTAAATGTGTCATATCAATTTTCCTATAATTTAATTTGCGTCAAATTCAAATCCATCTACTTCATCAAAAGGGGAAGTTACTTGAGCTACGGTATACTCGTCTGTCTGTATAGCCGCAACTGTGTCGGAGTGTGAGATCATCTGATCTGCTACGTCCAACTCTTCCTCGTTCAATGAACGGATGGGTTTGAAAAAGAGTTTAGGTACTGCACTTTCTTCATCAAGATATACTCTGGTAACAATGCCTGTAGTGTTCGAGCCACGTGCGGATAGAAACTTCACGTACTCTTGCAGTGGCATGTTGCCATTACTCCCTCTACCGTATATCGAAGTAGCGGGTATTTGTAGTCTATAAACTACACTTGGGTCTTCTGTAAGTGTCACAGCAAGTCTCTGTGAGAACCTACACGCTCTACCACCAAACGAACCTGAACCTCTAACATTCTGAGGGCAGTCCATACATCTGGAGGATTGCTTCTGATCATCAGGTATGTCCGGTGAAGGACGCTGTGTATCTCCTGACCAACAGATTGGAGCCTTTGCTACATTGGGATCGAATGACTCCGAGTAATAATACCTAGCTACAGGCGCGGCATTTACAATAACTACATCTATTGAGTCCTTAGCCTGTGATGCTACGTCACCGTCGATGGTTCTTATCTCTCCACCACGTAGGGCGATTCGGCGTCTCATTACACATCATCCGATGGATCAGATGACCAACCCAAAGCACTATCATCTACTGCCATTACATCTTCTGGGGTGCCAGTCAAAGCCGCGTCTAATGCGTCTAGGTTAAAGCGGTATGTGCTACCTACCTTTATATAAGTACTGGCAGGGATCTCTCCCTTACGAATCCAAGATCGGGCGGTTGATATTGAAATACTGAAGTACTTGGCAACCCCCTCGATTGATACATATTTCTTTTCCATTATTTCTTCCTTACTGATATTACGTATTCTGAATTTACATTAAGACCTTTAGGTAGTAGGTCAGGATTCTCTTCCAGAAACTGCTTTACGTGTGTCTGGTTCAGTCGTTTATCGAACAGCTCTAACGCCTCGTGTTCTAAAACAAACTTATACATAGAGTCCCAATCGTTAGTCCAGTACCTAGTCTTGGCAGATCGGTAGAACAAACCTGCTCCGGTCTTAACACTATCTACACCGTGTTCCTTACAGTATTCGAGCAAAGCCTTCTTGACTTTATCCATCTGCTCTACCAACTTCCCGTCTTCTTCTTTGAACTTAGCTGATAATTCCGAACGTCTATCTTTTATCTTTAAATACACCTCCGTCAGCTTCTCTGCGTTGCTCATCATAACCTCCGTTCGTGGTGAGTCGTACACTTTATTAGCTATCCATTAGCTAGTCAAGTATTTCTTTGTATAAATCAATCATCTTTGTGTGAACGTCTATTCTGTTATCTAATAGAGCGTAAACGCGTCTCTCTGCGTGGCTACCCGCTAACTGTACGATCGTACACTTCTGATCCTGTCCTGATCTATGCACACGTGCGTTGGCTTGCGCGTAGGTTTCTAGTGAGCTTGTTGGCCCCCACCACACAACTGTATTCGCCGCAGTTAGGGTCACACCGTGTGCCGCAGACTGAGGTTGAATGACTAGTACCTGAGGGTCGTCGCTCTCTTGGAATCTTTTAAATATCTCGGTGCGCTTGGATGCAGGTACGTCACCACGTATTACCTCGGTGGTTATCTTGTCCTTACGTAGTTTCTCTGTCAGCATGTCGATGGTGTGCTTGAACGGTACGAACACTAATACCTTCTTACTAGACTCATCAATTACCTCACGTAGTACCTTGTATCTGTGCTTGATGTCGAACTCTAACGAATCTCCTAGGTCGGTATACACAGCACCCGCAGATATTTGTAGTAGCTTATTCATGTTGACTGCCGCGTTAGCCGCAGTGATCTGTTCCCCCGCCGCCTCCATGACCATCTTACTCTTCAACTCTTTGTAGTACTTCTTCTGCTGCCGAGTAAGTTCTACCTCACGCCGTACGTATACCATGTCTGGCAGGTCTAGACACTCATCCTTCGTGAAACGTATCGCAGGTTGTAGTACGTTATACACTGTGTCCGTAGCATCCTCCTTAGGCACCCACTTAAAGTTAGTTACCTTACGCATCACTTGGTCTCGGAAAGAACCAAAGAACCTTGGCACTGCCGTTGGGTTTACTAACTTGGCGATGCCATACGCATCGGTGGGGCTCTGTGCGGCGGGCGTGCCAGTCATCATCCATAGCCACGTACTAGGTTTGAGTATCCTGTTTAAGGTCTTCCACCTAGTAGTCTGTGGATTCTTATAGTGGGTAGCCTCATCAATAATGATTAGGTCAAACCCTCCATCAGCAATAGCCTCCTCTACAATAGCTACACCATCGTAGTTGATGATAACGAACTCAGCGTCCCCTTGGATTATCGCTTTACGTTTATCCTTCGCGCCGTACGCCACCTCAACCGACCGGTGCATAGCAAAGCTAAACAAGTCGTTACGCCATGCCGCGTCCATAATAGATAGAGGACATATAACCAGAACACGTTTGACTAAGCCCATGTTCATTAAGTAATCAGCCGCCCAGATAGAGCTTGCTGTCTTGCCAGTACCCTGCTCGTTGAAGCAGAATGCTTTCTTATTTAGTGTCAGGAAAGCCGCTGTAGCTTTCTGGTGATCGAAGGGGTGATACTTACCTGTCCAATCGTAGGTAGATAGTATAGGCGAGGGCACGTTTATATTTAGGTTACGTAGTACCTGTGTTTCTTCTAACCCCCAACTAACTAGCACCTTGTTGTTGCCTAGGTCTTTACTCTTGGGTATTACCGTTGTCACTTGCGAAGGGTTACGTAGTTTAAGTAGTAACGCCTTATTATCAATTATCTGCATTTAGTCGCTCCGATACGAAATAGCACGAAGTGGGTGTCCACAACGCGCTTTGAATTTGGTGGCCCCCTTCGCTCCGGTGGGGCTAACTCCGACATATGCAAGGTATCAACTAAACCTTAGGTGAGCTAATGCGATTTTTACGGTTGGTGTCGCCACCGGCCCCAGAGGATACAAAGGCATACCGCTTTGTTTAATGACGCATCACACCAAGCGTCCACCACATCGACCTACACTTATTTCTTCTTGGTCTTACCGTTACGTGCGCGGTTCTTACTTGAACACTCCACGTAGTACCCATCCTTATTAGAGCCACCTTTTGCTAACGCCTTCTTGTGACTCAGGTCTTTACCCTTACGCTTCGCGTAGCCGTTAGCCTTATCGAACGCTCGTCTTGCACGCTGTCTTTCCATACGTGCTTCATGCGCCGGACTACCGCAAGGGGGGTTGGTCTGTTTCTTACGATCAGCTTTATTCTTGTATGGCATTAGTTTCTACCGTTATGTACACATTCAGTTACGATACAGTGCCTACGACATAACCCACTTTGATTGGCATTCCATACATCGTTCTCGAATGCTTTCTCCATACGCTTGTAGTCACCTAACCACTTTGCCCATAGCTTCGGAGCATCTTCTTTCTTATACTCATCCTTTATAAGCTCTTCACACACTACGAACAACAGGCCACCCTTAACGGTTTCTACTTCTGGGAAGTGTTTAAAGGTAGCTAATGCCATCAATTCTAACTGACCTTTGTCTGCGTATCTAGTGTTCTTACTTGTTTTGTAGTCAATAACGTACGCGGTCTTCTCTTCCTTATTAAGTATAACCAAGTCAGCGATACCTCTGTACCACACATCATCTGCCTTGAACCCGCACGCTTCTAGGTCTTCGGTAAGTCCCATTTCATACTCACATAGGAACTCACCCTTGAACTTCATCAAACTATCTAACACGGGTTTCACATAGCCAAACTTGGCGGGGATGGGGGTACCATCACGTATGTATTCTTCTGCCGCCAAGTGTACGGCAGTGCCGTACAACATAGCTTCGGTCTCCGGTTCTTTGAAGTCCTTGGATACCTTCAGGTGGTAGAACTTCTTGGGGCACTGCTCAAAAGATTTGATCCTTGAGAATGACCATGGGGATACCTTACTCATAGTAACTCCATCACAAGTTTTTGTAGTGCGATAAACACTGCTACTAAAACGCTACCGACTATAAAGCCCCCACCGAATACGCATACCAACTCCACTACTCTATTTGACATCAGTCGAAAGCTCCTCCATTTTCTCCGCACACAATTTAAGTTGCTCCATAACCTCCAACAGTTCATCGTAGTCCAAAGCCACACCACCGATAGAGTTCTCCTCGTCGCCTTCATCATAACCTTGCTCCACTAATGTTAGTAACTCATCGCCCCTACCTACCAGTATCACCTTAGTCCAACCAACACGAGTGTCTACGGCTTGGGTAACACGTTTGGGAGTAACTCCGGCCTCCAAGTCTCTCTCGGTCTGCCGAAAGTCATCCATTGAAATAACTTTATCATCACTCATCCTGCTTCTCCGTATGATTTACCAATACCCGATTCACAAGTGATGGGTAGCCCATCAGCCCATGCGGGGGTCGTATTCATACACGCTTCAATGTACTCACGTGCCTCATCTACTTCGCTTTCCTTTACACAGCATACCACGGAATCGTGTACTGTCAGTGCGATCTTGTACTTTCTAGCGATGTCTAACATCTGCTCACCCATAATACATCTGGCAATAGCTTGGCATATGTTCTCCACCACCTTACCACCGTATATACGTGTGCGCCCACGCCTAGTCATGTAGCTAAACTCTGGCCCACGTTCACCTTGCTCGTAGTCTAGGTCGGCGTACTTCATCCACAACCCTGACGGCAACTTGATACCCGCTGTTTTCCTGTGTGACTTACACTGTACTATGTTGTTAGCCCCATACGTAAAGTCGTCTCCACGCGACATGCTAACCAACATGTGCTGTGACGAACGCCAGAGCTGTGCGATCTTCCAGTTAGCATCGCGGTAGATTTGTACTACCCTTTTAGCTTCGGCGGGTTCCATAGTAGTGCCAAAGGTCTTCAACTGTTCAGCGAATCGCACCGCACCCATGCCGTACCCTGCACCTAGGATGGTAGTCTTGCCTACGAACCTCTGCTCGGCAGTCACCTCCCCCTCGGGTATGTTATAGATACGTGCCGCCATCTTTATATACACGTCTTCCTGATTGGCAAACGCTTGTACTAGGTCGTCCTGCCCTGCCAACCATGCGAGTACACGTGCTTCGATCTGAGACGAGTCACAGTCAATCAACACGTACCCCTCCGGTGCGACGATACTCTTCTTCAATACCTTACCATTCACACCACGACTCGGTAGGTTTTGAATGTTAATCTTATCATCGCCTCCCCACCTACCAGTGTGCGCGGCGTAGTACCTAACAGGTACCGGCAGTAATCCCCGCTTGGCTATACCTATAAACCTCTCCGTACGTGTCTCTTCGAGGGAGCTTTTCGTGCCTAATCTTGATGTCACTAGTGCTTGCACGCGTGGGTTCTCGTGGTCTTGTAGTGCCTTGAACGCCTCGTCAGACTTGGCAAACGCGTACGTCTGCTTACCTGTAGTAAGGCTAGTCTTCATCGGAGGCTCAACACCCTCAGCTTCTAGTAACTTGGCGAACTTAGGGTTACTCATAAGGTCTGTCTTGGTAACGCCAGAGGATTCTATAAGGTCTAGCTTTCTCTGCTTCACGTTACTCAGATGCGTTTCCAGTAGTGGTAGGTCTAGCTCCAACACTGGGTCGATAAACATACGTAACGTCATGTCTATGATGCGCATCTCCTTTTTAGGAAACCCCTTACCCATCTTGGAAAATAACATATATGTTAGTTCCACATCGTTGATGCAGTAATCGCCGTAGCTGTCTAACTGTTCGTCAGAGAAGTCTAATCTTCTAAGTCCCATTGCGTCGAGGACTTCAGTTCCTTTCTTGCCGATACCGTATCGTTCAGCCAACACCGCAAGACTGCCACCCACTTCAACACCGTGTAAAGCACGAGCGATACACAAAGTATCAGCCCAGATACGAGGACGGATATTGAAAAGCCAACTGAGTATAGCACCGTCAAACATAGTATTGTGAGCCAGTACCATGCTGTTCTTCCAATCGAAAGTATGTAAGTAATCATGTAACTCCTCGTGTGTACCCGATGCCCACTCTGTATCCCCATTGTTTACCTTGATACCTACACCCACTATCTCAAAGCGAGGGTCGCGGATGTAGTTCTCAAGAGTTATCTTACGTAGCGAGAAGTCTTTGTCATAGTACGTCTCGAAGTCCAACGTAATTAAGTCCATTACTCCTCCCACTCTACCTCAGCAATAAGCTTGTTCAGGTACCACTGCGCTTTACGCAGATCCTCCACCCCATTCTTATCTTCATACCTCCAAACGTATTTCTGTACGTTACCCTTCAGGTAGCCCGTGTATGATTCGGTAGACATAGATGCTTTGATAGCTTCTATACACTCAATACCTCCGGCGTTGTAGTGCGGAGGATTCTCTACCATGCACTGGTACTGAAGCAGATTGGCTAGATTCTCTTCATCTATCGTGCGCTCTTCTAGGTACTTCTCATACTTGTCCAATAATTCTGAACCGTGCTTCTTACGTAACGCGTCCCACTGTTCGGGGGTAGTGTCGTTTATACCCATATCTATTCCTCTATAAGTTTGTTACCCACTGCGTGATACCACGTGCGCGTTCAGATCGCATGTAGTCAAGCATGTAGGTGTTTGGTTTTTCATCGGTGTCGAACTCGATGTCTTGTAGCCGAGCTTGTTCCCTGCGGATAGTAACCTCGATAGGTTCAAGCTCCACTTCCATTACAGGCTTTGATGGTATTAGGAACCCCATCAGAACATTTCCATTTGGTCGGGGTCTATATATGTACCAGTGAGAATCTGTGCTACGTACTCCACATTCTTCTCATTGATTACCAGAGATATACCACCACTGTTTGCTATCTCTTTGAGATTCATCTCCTGTAAAGCTGTTGGTGTATTCTTACCCGCCTTACATTCGATACCAAAGAAGTTACCGTCATAGCACCCAACCACGTCAGGTACTCCAGACTTACCATACCCACCAGTGGCGGGGAAAAAGTAGTATGCGTTAAGAGCTTTTAGTTGCTCCACCACTTTCTTTTTTACTTTTGCTTCCGGTGTCATCGCCATGCTTGCCGTCCTCTTTGATACCAGTGACCGACTTCTTACCGAAGATACGGTCGAAGTTGTCGTTGAATTTCTCAGTGTCGGTGGGTCGGGCATTGCTACCCTTCCCACCATGCGTACGTCCTCTCACTAGTTACACCTCGTTGTTCCCCATGCGTCAGCCTTACACACAGTACCATCGCTGTATCGTGTGTTGCCCCATGCGTCAGTTTTAGATGTAGTACCATCGTTGAAACGTGTAGTACCCCATGAGTCAGTCTTCCAACTCGTACCATCAGAGCCACGTGTAGTGCCCCATGCGTCAGTCTTGTACGTTGTACCCGTACGGCTGTCACGTGTAGTACCCCATGAGTCCGTAGTCATAGTGCCGTTAGTTCCTGCGCAGTTGTATCGGGTGTTGCCGTACGAGTCAGTCTTATAGCTACAGGCGGCACTTGAGAAGGGCGACCAGAATGCTAACAACAACACAACCACTACAGCCAACGCGTGCCAACGTGTTACTACACCAACAGATTCGCCCATGTAATACTTCACGCTACTCCATTTAGAACTAAGCTCAGCCTGCGTCAGTAGTCTATCAGCAGTAGCGTGCGCGTCTTCGATCTTATCTTTAATTTCTTGCTTATTCATCTATCTCGTCCTCAAATATAAATACTTCATAAATAGCGTTCCAAATCTCACGCTCTATCTCCCCCTCTAACTGCGCACGGTTGGGGGTGTCCGTATGTTTATGCGCCCTCATGTACCCGAAGTGTATGCCTGCCTCTATCGCAGACTCCAACACTTTATGTACCTTTATCTTCACGCTTAGCCCTCCGTTGCAGTATACGCCTACGATTCCATGCGCGTGTCTCTTCCATCTTATACATCACTGCGTGTACCACTAAGAAGGTTATAAAAAACAGAATCAACGCGAGGATAAAACCATCTAATGCACTCATACTATTCTCCTATTTATATATCCAAAATATATTGTCGTCGATACGCCTACCAAACCCATCTAGGGTGGTGCCGTTGTATACCCGCAGTACAGCTAGCTTTTCTTGCACGCCCTGCGGTAAGTCTTCCAGATCATACACACCCTGTAGGGAGTCGTCAATTCCAAACGTACCTAAAGTTATCACCTCGTATTGCCCAGTATCACCGCGTAGTGAAACGCGATAGAGTACGTGGGCTTCGAGTTCCTCAGTCAGCGACATAGAATACCCTGTTGCTTGGGTCTTTGTACCCAATAGACGGCTGATAGTCTCCACCTTGCAGTATCGCCAACACGTCTATCTTATTCTTCACGTCTTGGGGTACACACTCAGTGGCAAACTCCTGTATGACATCATCGACGTACACGCCATATGAAGTACAGTTGGTTCGGCTGTACCACTTATGCTCACTGTGCCTGTACCAAAACGTAGTCTTCTGTTCTTCGATAGCTCTGAACTTATCATGCTCCTCAGTAATCTCCGTTAAGGCAGCTTCCACATCTGGACTAAGAGTTACCCCTTGATCTCTCAACATCATTAGTTGGCTGTAGCAAGGGTTATCTACTAGTGCGGCTTTATTGTTAGCTACCCTCCTCAATCCTAATTTAACTATAGCGCGATCCCTCGCGCCTTCAGTCTTATTGCGAACATCACCCTTGGTGTCATTTGCCTCCTCCACTGTAGCTACCATTACCTCATTAGCACACAAAGGTATCAGGTACTTCTTCGCATTGCGTATGGCTACTGCGGGATTGGTAGACTTCTTCCTGTAATAGTCTCTACTACCCTGCGTGTACTGTCCGTTCGCTATGAGCCTAGAATCTATAGTGTAGTACATTCTAGTCACCCCCTTGTGGGTCACTTCGCCAACAGTTACCGAACCCATGGCGAATATATCATTAGGGTGATACATATAAAGCCTGTCACTGTACTTTTTGAAGCCTACCTCACATCGTAGGGCTTTACATACATCAGCGACAAACTGCCCCGTGCCCACTGGAATCCCTCCCTCTACTTCACCTTCGTGGGCAAGGTCGGGCGTGCGTAGATCACATACCCTTGCCACGTTTCTGTAAGGTCTTGGGGATAGTGAGTTTCTTATTGCGTTCATAGTATAACCTCTTTCAGTACGTTAGCCCCGTCGACTGCTACCCGACGTAATGTTTTGACATCCATCTTGGTTGTCTCTTTGAGTGGGTGTATCTGATCCACCATCTGCTGAACGATGCGTGAATCATAGGGCTTGGCGGTATCGTTCTGATACCAGACCCCCTTCTCGAATACAAAGATAGGCCAGTGCGTACCGAAGGCGTACACCACATAGCGGTAGTCACTACCTACCTTCTTACGTACCGCAAACAAGTTAGTACCCTCGAAGGCGGTTCGGCGTTGCACATGCTTACGCGCGTCTGAGTTAGGGGTCTTGGGTATTTTAATCTTCTTCATGTTACGCCTCCACTTCTTGTAGCTTTGAGAACCCACACAGGTGGTTCACCTGTCGGTTGAATGATGCCTTGAATCGTGCGGGGTTATCCACAATCTGTATGGCTTTGTCGTTACCCCACCCGTTGACGTACCCCCCTGAAAGGTTGAAGTACACGTTACCCAGTATGTGTGTAGCAAGTGTAGATCGCATTGGGTGATCGGGGTCAGCTATAATCTCACGTATGTCATTAGCACTCCGCGCCTCAAGAGCATACTTCGCATCGCTACATGTCTTCCATGTCAACGTGTTCTGTAGCACCATAGCCAATGACCACATCCAGTCACGTGTCTGCTCGATGCCCTGCTTGTGCTGTGCCTTCAGCTCCTTGTTCACTCTAGGGCGAGGTTTGAAGTGTCGCTTACTTGTCAGTGTCCACGCATGGGAGCCAATGGTGCGCGTAAACGTAACGTCCGTACCATCGTATGCTGAGAACGAATCGTCAGGCATGTAGTCATCGTAGCCTGTACTAGTGGGCTGTCGATCTCGTGTGTGCATTACATTCTTAGGTAGATAGTAATCCTCATCCCCAGTACGTATGGCGTAGTGCCCAGAACCCTTAGTAACAACCGTAAGGGAGCGAGGTTGAAAGTGGTATAGGAAGTCGACTCTACACAACGCGTTCATACCCACACCAGTGTTACGTATACGGACAGACTCAGTGTTATTCTTAGGGTCACGCGTCCACAGTACTGCGGCTTGCCCATGCTCAGCCCACTTCTCTCGGTGTTCTCTCCACCACCAGAACGTTTCATCGTACAGTGCATAGCAGTTGTCGTTGACCTTGACCATCTCCTCGTGGGGGCGAGTACGACACCCGATGGGTACTTTACCTGCGTTCTTGCCCTTACCACGTATGGGTTTGGTGTTGTCGTAGTTACGTTCTACTTCTCGGAATGTTTCCATATTGTATATATATTTAGTCATGATAATATCCTCGTTGTTCGATTAGAGGGGTCTAATCGGTTAGCCTTGTTTGATTCGTGCCCATGCACGCTGTACTGCTTCGTAGTCCTGCCTGTCTATCTCAGACGTGGTAGGGTACTCCTTCATATAGTCACCATAGAAACCTACTAGGTCGTCAATGGTGTTGACCGCATCTTTCCAATCCATACGTAGTTCTTCGCTTGATTGAAAGTCAGCGGGGTCTTCTAGCATTGGGTGTCGCCCGTAGTTATTAGTCATTATCTTAACTCCCTTGAGTTGATGTGTAGGCATTTGCCGGTAGTGGGTACAGCGCGCTCGTTGTCGAGTATCACCCAGAGTACAGGGCACGACCACTCACCCCAACCGTTGTATAGGTGACCGTCAGTCAGAACAATAACAGCTTGGGGCTTGATGGAATGCTCGGTCATATACTCAGTGACACAGTTCACATCAGTGCCACCACCGCCAACAGGCTTGGTAGTCTTGAGCATGTCGTCGAGTTCGTGCATCTCATACGACTCATCACGCACCACACTACTACCCCAGTACAATTGGCGTAGCTTCTCAGGCTTGACTGTATCGCAGATAGCCTTGACCTCAGACATAAACGCGTTTAGCTCACACTGTCCGATAGAACCAGACGTGTCGATAGCGTCGATCAGCTCACCCACCTGCTCACTCACACCACTAGGCATGATAATACCCTGCGACATCAGGCGGCGATTGGGTCGGGCATACGTAGCGTAGTCATTGCCTGCACACGTGTTCTGGATAAACTCACGTAGTACCTCACGCCAGTCAACCTGTGGCTTGAGTAGGTCGTCGAACCCACGTGCTTCACCGCCAGACATCTTACCTGCCGCCATAGCACCCTGTCGAATCGCCTCGTCTACATCACGTTCGAGTTGATCTTGCTCGTCTTGGGACATTTCCTTAGCCCCTTCCCAGTCGTGGCTGTCCATCGGGATACCA